TTTTTAAGGGCATCTTTTAAATTAGTTTGCATATTATTTGTTTTTAACGTCTAAAAAATCTAAGAATAATTGTACCAATATTTGTTCCAGTTATGGACTTTATATTTTCCGAAATACTAAACAATTCAGTGGCTGCAATGATAAAGCTGACAGAATATGTTATCTGCGATGGAAGTTGGAAAGTAATACTTGCCCCGTGAAAAATCATGATACCACAAAAATAAGTCACCACCTTTTGAGATGTGCGATAAAGCCCTTTGCTTGTTATCGGCTCTCCCCTTTTCCTTGCCGCCATGATTCCCGTGACTGTGTCGGCAAAAACAACAAAGATTGTAAATATCAAGAAATGTTTGATGGGTAAGAAAAACGAGAATAGCACTCCGCAACAAATGGAATAGGCAATGCCATCGTAGCCAAGTTTAAAAATGTTGTAAATAACTGCTTTCATTATTCAAGTTTTACAAATTTAACAGTTTTATCTGTACTAATATATTTACCGTTATCATTTTTAATTAACAAATAATTTATACCATCAATATTTATTTTAATCAAATTAGTTTTAACATTTAAAGGTATGTTTACTGTTCGAGGCTGATTTAAATTAGGGTCAAAAACATACTTTTCATTTGAATTAATTTTTACTTTTCCATTTGTAATTACGTTGTTAATATTCAAACGGTAATTGCCAACGTAAAAACTTGAATCTGTAATTTCATTTGTGTTAAAAACACCTAATGTGTCAGGTATATCTTTCCATGCCTCAATAGCAAGGTTAATATAATTATCATAATCTTTTAAAACCCTAAATAAGCTTGTATCGTTAGGATTAAAAATACATCTTTCATATTTTTCAGCTAACAAAATATTATCGCTAAAAATTTGAATAGTTTTTCTAACATTAATAAATTTGTCTTCAGTAATGTTGAATTGTGAAATAATTTCTTTTTTTGTCAAATTTGTTTGAGCAAATGATAAAAAAGGAATGAAAATTAATAAATATCTCATGGTTTTTTTATTTTAAGTTAATTATTTGCAATGTATGTTATGCTAAAATAAGCATCTGACAAACTTCCAGCAGTTACTAAAGCATTTGGTATAAGTATTGCCACTGTAGTGTTATCACCATTTGTTGCATCCGTTATAATACCTGACATATCTGTTGAACCAGTATATGTATAAACATTACCTACTTGACTTGTACTATTATTATTCATCGCTATCGGCACAGAAAAAATAATATAAGTGGTTGTATTACTCAAGGTTATTGTTAATCCGCCTATTCTTCCTTCTATATAAACTAATTGACCAATTTTTCTATAAATTGCAGATGATAATGAAGGAGTGCCTGTTAAATTTCCTTTTGCACCAAAAGTAGTTGTCCATGTCCCTTCCTCGTAATCATCCAAAGTATTTGCATTTGTTGAAGCTGACTGTGTTGCTGGGAACCTTATACCTTTATTTACTATAATAGTGTCTGTAAATGTCTTTACCCCATTAACCGTTTGCGTTTCATATGTATTAACATAGGCAATAGATGCTGTATCCGCTCCCAACTGCCTCCATTTTCTACCTGTTGCCGAAGCCTTGTAAGTGTAAAGATTTATATTTACCGTATCAAGCACAAAGTATGCAGCCGTGTCACTCTTTACAGTAGTTGTAGTATCTGCGGCTATTCCCCGATATATCAATCCATCAGCAGTCGTCTGTTCTCCCAGCGTTATCTTTTGATTGCCGTTGCTTGGGTACTGTGCCCATGCAAGGCAAGGCAAAAGTAGGAGAAAGAGGGAAAGGAGTTGTTTCATGTTTATGTTTTTTATGATTAATTGCCAGCCATTTTTACCCATTCAAATCCATTGCTTACCATTGTAGTCCATTTACCTCCACCCGATACAAGTATTTCAGATGTATTTACAAGTGTATTTGGTGGCGTTGGGTCTTTAAGTGGTTGTACATTTGAACTTGCAGAATTAACCGCACCCGTTCCAGTATTTTTAATAGTAATCATTTTATTGTTATTTAAAGATGGAGAGGGTAACGTAATAGTAATAGTTGAATTACTTGTAATACCTAAATAATAATTACTGATTCCAGATAAATTACCGATTGTTTGACTTGTATTATTACTTGCCGCAATTTGATTTCCACCTGAGTTTATTGCATCAATGCGACTTGATAACGAAGCCGTGTCGGTTTTATTTAATTTTAGGTCAATACGGGTGGAAAGAGAAGCTGTGTCTGTTGCGCTTAACTTTGCATCAATACGACTTGATAACGAAGCGGTGTCAAGGTTGGTTAAAACATTGTTGCCGCCTTCGGTAATGTTGCCTGTGACGGTTAAGCTTGAGGATATAGTTGTAGGTTTTAATAAACCAATATTTCCTGTAATCCTATCCATTGTTAAGCCTGTATTCGTAACATTTGAACCACCTAAATTATCTCTTGTTACTAATTCCATTCTATCAAGAATACCATTATATCTCAATATGCCACCAAATTCAACATCGGTAGAAGAGGGTGTTCCTGTTTCCGAAAACAAAATAGATGCAATTCCCGTACTGCCAGATTTTAATAAAATATTTTTAGCTACGTCAAAAGTAAGATTTGCTATTGGCGCTACACCTATGCCAATATTTCCGCTGCTTTCTTGAATGACAGAATTGGTTACCTCGGTCGTTGTACTAAATTTTGGAATAAAACCTATTGTTCCCGAACCCGTCACCCCTTGTAAATCGTTAAAGGTTGGTGTAAATGTTCCACCGTCTAACTGAGTTAGGGTTAATGTTTTTGTATCTGTTCCCGTGAAAACTGCATTGTTTATTTTATCATTGTAGGCAATGTTCCAATTAGTCGAATTATTAGGAATGGATGAAGCCCATGTTGAACCCGTTGACAAGGCTATTCCAGCCTCAGGGTAAACAGGATTTGGAAAAACACCCGACCCAACCGAACCAATCCCGCTGACTGTTGCGACGGTGTAATTAGAACCTACTTTAAACGAGGTTGAAACAATGGTAATTTGATTTGTGTCAGTAAGATTATATTGGTCATTATTTAATAGTTGACCATTTCTAAACACCAAAATATATGCCTTTAATTGAATAGGAAATTTAGGCGTTATTGTCCAAGTTAATACGCTTGTCGTGGCTGGTGCATATTCTTGTTTTAAAATCTTTATGGTATCATTGCCAATAGCAACGTCAACAATCGAATCCCGTATTCGTGTAAATACAACCGCCGAATCAAGTAGCAAAGTTCCCGTCGTTGTGACTGTTCCACCAAGCAAGCCGAAGCCCGTTGCAACGCTTGATACCGTTCCTTTCGTGTTTATTCTTGAGGACAATGAAGCCGTGTCTGCTGCATTTAATTTCAATGCAAATCTGGAAGTAAGATTTAATAAAGAGGTATCAGCGTCACGGAAATAAGGAAGAAGCATTGAAGCCGTATCAGAAATATTAACCTTATTATTTATTCTATTGGATAACGTAACTGTATCGGATAACTCCATTAATACGGTAAGGTCAGCCGATACCGTGCCCGTGGTTGTTATTGGGTCAGGACTTACCGTTATTCCTGTTCCTCCAGAAATAGAGGTTAGTGAACCCGAACCACCACTACCCGAACCGCCGCCACCTTTAGGAAATATAACTGTATAATTTTCCCCTAACTTAAAAGCAGTTGCACCAATGACAACTGATGCGTTTGTTGGTATGGTATATTGGGTTGGCAAAAGTATTTGACCGTTTCTATAAACTTGCACCACGTTTACACCAGCTGGGACTAATGTGTCCGTTTGCGTCCAAGTCAAGGTTGAGGAAGAAACATTCGTAAAGTCTTGACGCGCGTAAAATCTGCCAGCCGTATCGACATAACTTTTTTTAGCATAAGGCAAAAGCATTGCCGCCGTATCGCTTATATTTAATTTTAAATTAATCCTATTACTTAGCGAAGTTGTATCAATATTTGTTTCCTGAGGCAAAGCATTCCAAACATTAGAAGTAAAATCAAAGGAATATATTTTTAGATTAACGGTGTCAAGAATAACCCATGCGTTTTGATTTGAAACTGGTTGAATGCTTGCCGTATCGGAAATTGAACCCCTCCAAACCAAACCGTCTGCCGTGGTCTGGAAACCTAATCTTTGTTTATTTATATTAATAGGGAATTGACCGTAAAGGCTTATCGAAAGGAATAAAAAAAGAATTGAAGGTATTTGTTTTTTACCTCCAATCCTCTTAATTAAACTACTCCCGACTTTGATTAAAACCTCTTGTATTAATATTTCACCGACGCGCCCCAATGCCTTGAGGAATCGCCTTTCTTTTTTTGGTTTCTCTATCATAAAACAATTCCTAAAGTATTGTAAATATCTGTTATTTCTTCTTCATGTTCATCGCAAGTCGAATCAGGACAACCAATGGCGCTGGGAATAAAGGCGGTCAAAGGTGTTGAGTAATTGCAAAGCAAATCTTTAATCCTTTTCTTTTTTACATCTAACCTTTGTAACAAGGTATCTTGATAAAACTTTAAACCATCAACCCCGACGTTTTGTCCATACTCGTTATCCAAAGTGTACAAGCCATTTGAACCAAGTTGCATTACCATGTATGGCGAAGCTTCATATAATACGGCATTAGCGCAAAAGGATTTTAATTGTTTGTCCCAGATGTCTTGATAAGAAGTTGATGTAAATGCGGTTGAACTTCCCTTGTCTGTAACCATTGAATCATACAAGGTTAAGCCAATGGCGGGAACAATCCAACGGAACTCCGCATCTTGAATATGTGGGCTAATAAGCGACTTATCAAGTCTTATATCGGCTGGTGTTGGACGTGCAACCCCTCCAGCTATTACTTCACTCGGTTGTATTAATTGGCTCATTCGTTGGGGTTGTTTGTTCTATTTCTAAGGGTGCGTAACCCAATATTTCTCTTTTCTCGTTTAATGAAAGGTTATCTTCAACGGCAACATCACCCATGAAAGACACGGGTAAAGTGTTGGAAATACCAAACGATACGTCGGTAAATGCTGGATTATAAAGCCCAATTTCTTTTAAGAAAGGGTTAATAATCTTTGATAACAAAAGGTTTTGACGTGGCTTAATTACGGTGTTTTGCAAGTATTCCATCTCTTGGCGTATCTGTTGGTTTGTTCCCAGTTGCCCCGATGTTGCAAAACCAGCAAGGGACTTTGACCAACGGTTAGCCACGACAATGGCTGAGGCTGCAAGGTTTTGAAGGTTTAGAAATTCGCCTTCATTTTCTTTTGAGGTTGGAATCCAATTTGCTTTTAATTTTTCATCTCTAAGAACCTGAACAAATAACTTATGGTTGTTTCCCATTCCTGTAAACTTTGACTCAAT